GGTGCGCGGAACTGGGGCTGTCCAGGGAGGATTTGGATGATATGTCGGTCGGGATGGTCTATGATATGCTCATCGAACGCAGCAATGACGGAGAGAAATACGACCTAAAAGGACAGCCGGGGACCATGCGGGACTTTTTCCGGGGAGGTGGTAAAATTGGCGGATAGAATAAAGGGAATCACTGTAGAAATCGGCGGGGATACTACCGGATTATCCAAGGCGTTATCCGGCGTCAACAAAAATATCGGAGATACGCAAAAGCAGCTCAAGGATGTGGAACGCCTGCTAAAATTGGATCCGGGCAATACCGAGCTGTTGCGGCAGAAGTACGAGCTACTGAACCAGGAAGTGGAGCAGACCGACGTCAAGCTGAAAGCGCTGAAGGACGCGGAAAAACAGGTGCAGGCGCAGTTTCAGCGCGGCGATATCGGCAAGGACAAGTACGACGCCCTCAAACGGGAGGTAATCGAAACCGAGGCAAAGCTGGGGAATCTGCGCAGCGAAGCCGCAAAGGCCAAAAACACCGTGAATGGGATCGATGAAAATCCAATTGAAGAGGTGGCGCGGGCAGCCGACGACGCGGAGGAATCCCTCCAGGACGCTGGAAAAGAGGCTTCCAATTTTGGAGATTACCTGAAAGCGGGCGCCATCGTGGAGGGGGCCAAGGGGATCGCCTCCAGTCTCAAGGACGCAGCGGAAAGCTCCAAGGAATATATGAAGATCATGGGGAGCCTGGAGATTTCCAGCCAGAAGGCAGGATATTCGGCAGAGGAAACAGCGGCGGCTTACAATACGTTGTATGGAGTGCTGGGGGACAACCAGACGGCGGCAACGACCACCGCCAACCTTCAGGCTTTGGGATTGGCCCAACGGCAGCTCGAGCAGCTTATCAACGGCACCATCGGCGCCTGGGCCACCTACGGGGACAGCATTCCGATCGACGGATTGGCAGAGGCCATCAACGAAACCGTCCAGACCGGGAAGGTCACCGGTACCTTTGCTGACGTGCTGAACTGGGCCGGAACCAGCGAGGACGAGTTCAACAAGAAGCTGGAAGAGGCGAACAGCGCGGCAGAGCGCGCCAATCTGGTGTTGAATGAACTGTCCAGACAGGGGCTGATGAACGCCGGAAAAGCGTGGCAGGATAATAACGAGGTTTTGGTGGAAAGCAATAAGGCCAATGCCGAATATGAGGACAGCATGGCGCAGCTTTCGGAAACCGTTCTGCCGATTATCACCAAAATAACAGAGGCTGTCACCAAGTTCATCAATTTTATATTAGACAATAGGGCTTCAGTAGTCGCGGCTCTGACCGCTATTGCGGCAGGATTTGCGGCGTTTAAAATCACCAGCCTTATCAGCTCCCTGATATCTGGCTTTACTACATTTTTCGGCGTCATAAAATCCGGTCAAGGGGTCATGGCCGCTCTCAATGCTGTTATGAGTGCCAATCCCATCGGCCTTATTATCACCGCCGTTGCCGCCCTTGTTGCGGCATTTATTTACCTGTGGAACAACTGCGAAGAGTTTCGACAGTTCTGGATTGATCTATGGGAAAATATTAAAAAAGTGTTTTCAGACGTATGGAACGCGATTGTCGGATTTTTCACGGAAACCATTCCCAACGCTATTGGAAAGGTAACCGAAATATTTCAAAAATTCGATAACTGGTTAACTGGGATTTTTTCCGCGGACTGGTCGGAGAGCTTCGGGGCTTTCGGAGAAATTATCAACGGATTTTTTGCCAATGTGAAAAACATATGGAACAGCATTAAAAAGGTTTTTCAAGGAATCATCGATTTTGTGAGCGGCGTTTTTTCCGGAGACTGGAGCAAAGCGTGGGAAGGAATCAAAAGCATATTTTCCGGGATTTGGGATGGATTTGTATCTATTGTAAAAATGCCGATCAATGGTATTATCGGGCTAATTAATGCGATGATTGACGGGATTAACTGGGTAATTGAGAAAATCAATACTATCAGCTTCGACGTGCCGGACTGGATTCCCTTTGTCGGAGGTCAAACGTGGGGATTTAACCTTCCCACAATTGGTAAAATTCCTTATCTGGCAAAAGGCGGTATTTTGTCTCAGGGATCCGCTGTGGTTGGTGAAGCCGGCCCGGAATTGCTGACGATGGCCGGCGGACGAGCGGTCGTGCAGCCGCTGACCAATCAAAATACCAATACCACCAATTTCGGCGGCGTGAATTTTTACGTATACGGCGCGCCGGGGCAGGATATCAACGAATTAACGGATCAGATCATGGACCGCATGGAAACGGTATACCGGATAAAGGGGGCGGTTTGGGGTTGATTAATTTCTTTTTATTCGGGGGCGTCAAAAGCACCGATTACGGCATTTATATCAGCGGAAGCAACACCTTCAACGCTCCTGAGCGCGATGTGGAAAACATTGAAATTCCAGGCCGGAATGGAAATTTGACCATAAGCCGCCATCGATTCAAAAATATTTCCATTTCCTATCCGGCGTTTATTCGCCATCGGTTCCGCGAAAATACGGAATCCGCCAGAAAGTGGCTTTTAGGTTGTGATGGCTACCAAAGGCTGGAGGATTCCTACCACCCGGACTATTACAGAATGGCCCAGTTTATCGGACCAATGGATTTCGACATGCGCTTTCTGAATCAATCTGGGGAATTTAATCTGTCCTTCGACTGCAAGCCGCAGCGATGGCGCAAGGATGGAGAGACGCCGCTGCTGCTGACCGCTTCACAAACCATATATAATGAACTGTTCCCGGCCCTGCCGCTGATCAAGATCAACGGTACAGGGACCGGGAACTTGTATGTGGGCGGTTATACGGTGGAAATTCTGTCACTGGATGAATACGTCATGCTGGATTCCGACACACAAAACGCCTATAAGGGGACGCTGAACAAAAACAGCACGATTTCCGCCCCGGAATTTCCTGTTTTGCAGTCGGGAGATAATGTTGTCGATTGGGACGGAAATATAACGAGTATAGAAATAACCCCCAGATGGTGGACGGTATAAAATTACCGTCCTTCCACATGGAGTTGACTCTTCAAAGCCTCCTGCAAGGCGGCCGAAAAGTTAATTCCAGCTGCTTCAGCCCGTTCGTTTAACCAGGACGGGATAGTGACGTTTTTCCGTACAACACGGGTTTCGTGTCGACGGCGGTATTCATCGAAATCTACATCCACCAGGGTAACGATATCTGCGGGGGAAGCTTGGATTGAAGTAGGATTACCGGGTTGCGGAATAGGCCGTTTCTCGTCCTGTTCATAGCAGCCCCACATCCCGATAGCGTCTCTAGCCATTTCCATAGCGTCTGCGACGCTGGTTCCTTGCGTGTTAATTTCTAAGTTTGGCACATACACAACATAATCGTTTCCTATGGGTGTTATGACGATGGGATAAGCGTATTTCATGGGATATCCTCCTTGTCAAATTTTATAAGGGTAACATTCGGAGGTCAGAGGCTTATTTCAGCCCCTGCCTTCGAATGATTGCTTTTGCCAACAATTCATTGATTTCATTGTGTCGGGGTATTGGTTCCGATTTTTGACCGTTTGTGTAAATGTCGTGATTACCGCCCGATCTTGCTAGTCGCCATCCGTTTTTTTCGAGTAGCTTTACCAGTTCCTTTCGTTTCATCCCCCATCCTCCTTACAAGTATATTATACACATTTAATGCGCATTTGTCAAGGGGAAAAATAAAAATTTAGGAGGAATATCCTTGATTCTGCTTTACTCTAGCGGCGAAGCCGATTTTAACAACAACGGACTTGGCGCCCTATCCGACGCTATATCCTGCGAGGTTACGGAGGAGAGGAATGGCGCATTTGAACTACAAATGGAATACCCGATAACAGGGATCCATTACCAAGATATTAAACCGAGGCGTATTATAACGGCTAAACCGAACCCTTACGGCGATATACAGCCATTCCGTATATACCGGATAACCCGCCCGATGAACGGAAAAGTGAAAGTGTATGCGCAGCATATATCCTATGATCTGACCGGTGTAACGGTCGCGCCTTTCACCGCTGGAAGCGCGGTAGGAGCGTTTACGGCACTAGAAAACAACGCTACGAGTAATAATCTTTTTTCTTTTCAAACGGATATACAAAGCGTCGGTACGATGACCGTTTCCGCTCCAGCCTCTGCCAGATCTTTGCTGGGAGGGCAGCAGGGTTCCATATTGGATATATATGGCGGGGAATACGAGTGGGATCGGTACACGGTCAAGCTGCTGGACCAACGGGGGCAGAACAACGGCGTTACCATCCGATACGGAAAGAATCTCACCAATCTGGAACAGGACGAGAACATTTCCAGTGTGGCAACCGGCGTATACCCGTACTGGACCGGCGGGGAAGGAGAACTGGTTACCATTCCAGAAAAAACAGTGGATGTGCCGGGTACATATGATTTTGAATATATCATCCCGTTGGATTTGTCAGGAGAATTTGAGAATCA